CCTTACGCTAAGAGGTTGCTTGCTCGAACCAAGGCTGACTATGATGATCTTGAGCTGGAGCCGTCTGGTCGTCAGGAGTTCATGACTAAACGGATGAATCTTCCTGAAGCAGACCTTGAGAAAGATGTGACGACTCGTGAAAAATTACTTGCTTGTTTACGTTCGCCTGGTATTGACTTGTTGGGTAAGTCCTGTGTTGCAGGATTTGACTATGCTAGTATTCGAGATTTTGCGAGTGTTGGTTTGTTGTTTAAAAATGGGGATGAGTTTATCTGGAAACAACATTCATTTGCTCGTAAAGCGTTTTTGAAAGCTTTCAAACTAAAAGCCCCTATTCAGGAATGGGCAGATAGAGGTTTGTTTACGATTGTGGACGGTCCTAGCATTGATCCGCGGTTGTTGGTTGCGAAGCTGGAGGAATGGAGTAAGTTCTATCAGATTGAGCTTGTGTGTGCTGATGGTTTCAGAATGGACTTGTTAAAACCTCTTTTGGAAGAGGCTGGTTTTGAATATGAGTTCTTACGGAATCCTGGAGCAATCCAGTCTAAGGTTGCCCCAATCATTGAAGATGGATTTGCCAATGAACGGTTTGTCTTTGAGAATGATAACTCTATGATTTGGTATACGGATAATACTTATATCAAAGAGGACAGGGATGGAAATAAGCGTTTCTGGAAGAAAGAGCCCGTCAGAAGAAAGACGGATGGTTTCCATGCCTTGATTGCTGCACTCTACAAGCGTGAGCTTGTACATGAGTCGAACGTTGGGGAATTCCTTGATATGCTAGAGGATTGGGAGTTTTAGGCAATGACATTATTGTAATTGAATGTAGCTCTGTTTTTTTATATACTAATTCTGATATTTAGTGCAATATTATTTTGCTAATAGGATTAGGAGATGGACATATGAACAGGTAGGAACAATTTCTTGAATTGAAAAATGAAAGAGCTAAAGCAAATAAGGAAATCGATAATTTAAAATCAGGTATGACTTCCGGTCAGATGATTTCAGTGCTTTTTCTTTTGAAATTTGATACAATGAAATCATATTTTAGGAGGAGTCATTATGTCTAAAGAAAAAATTACGTCTATCTATGTTGATGAAAACGGTAATATCTACGAGTTGAAAAAGTCAGTTTGGAAGAGACCGTTGTTTTGGTCAACGATGGTGCTATCTATCTTTTTCATTCTACTTTTTAGCTTATTGATAAGAGCAGCAGTTATTTATAATGAGTTGGACAATATGTATAGTCAACTTCAATCAAAGCAAAGTACGAGTGATAGAATATCGAAGAAGGTTAATTCTTACATGCGAGCGGTAGCACCAACAGCTATGTCGGATGCTGCGGATTTTGCAATGTCTAGTAATGACCATGAGTATAAATTTGGAGAATCAGTCAAGTACCCTGATGGGAATTTAACAGTTAACAAGCCTCAAAAAGATGCAACGGGTATGATTGCACTAAATCATGGATATGAAAATTATGAATTAATGACAGTAGGTGTGGTCTTTGAAAATACTAGCTCATCTGCTATCACAATCAACCCTAAATTGTACTTTGCGAGTAATTCCTTTGATGAATATTTTGAATACGACGCGGTATTTTTAGGTGAAAATACGACTAAAAATAGTGATGATATTATCACTGTCCCTGCTGGGAAAAAAGGTGTTTTTGCTATCTTTTACGCTATTCCTAAAGAACAAGCAAAAGATGAAAACTATCAAGTCCAGTTCTACAACAGTATCTGGAAGAATAAATAATGGAATAATCTAAAAAGCATCTTTGGGTGCTTTTTTTGTTGCTTTTGGGTGGTAGGTTGGTAATTGGATAGGAAGGAGGGGAATCATGGGGTTCTTAAATTTATTTAAGCGTGATGCGCCTGATGTTGGTTTTGATTTTGAAGAGTTGGAACGAATGTTGGGTCGCTTGCAATTGAAGAGTTTAGCGATTGATAAGTCTGCTGAGTTTGTGGCTCGTATTTTTGCTAAGTCAGAATTTCGGTACATGGTGGAGAATCATCATGTGGCGTCAGACTGGGATTATATTTTAAATGTGCGTCCTAATAAGAACGAGTCGGCCTCAGAGTTTTGGCAGAAGGTCATTTATCGCTTATTGACGAAAAATGAAGTACTCATTGTTTTGTCTGATGATAAGCAGTTACTGGTAGCTGATGCTTTTACTCGTAGGCGTTATGCTCTGTATGATGACACCTTTGAGATGGTGTCTGTCAGGGATTATACATTTCAGAGGAAGTTTGCTATGAGTGATGTCATCTTTCTCCAGTATAATAACAATCGCTTGCAAGAATATGTATCAGACTTGTTTTCTGATTATGAAAAACTGCATACTCGTCTGGTGGAAGCTTTAGCGAGAAATAATCAAATCCGTGGGGTTCTAGCTACAAAAGCGAACGGAACCTTTGATGATGACAAGAGAAAGAAACTGCAGAGATATGCGGACAATCTTTTTAAGTCCTTTACGTCTAAGACGGTTGCGATTGTACCGACAATGGATGGCGTGGAGTATTCGGAGTTGACCAATACAGTAGGAACTTCAAATTTATCTGTTGAAGAGTTGAAGAAACTGAGACGTCAATTTGATGATGAGGTTGCGGATATATTAGGTTTGCCGACGGCCTTGATGCATGGAGATATGGCTGATTTATCTAATAGTCAGAAGATGTTTAACAGTTATTGTTATGAATCGCTGGTTAAAAAAGTAGGTGACGCTCTAAACCATGCTATTGTGAGCTCGGCTGGATACGCCAATCAGAAAAAATTTGTGATTTTTGGCGAGGGGGGACTGGATAAGTTTGCTCTGGCTGAGAACATAGATAAACTCATCTCATCTGGGGCTATGACTCGAAATGAGGTGAGATTGGAACTTGGTCTTGAGGCTGTTCCTGGTGGGGATTCTTTCCTTATCACTAAGAACTATCAGGGCGAAAATGAAATAGAGAAAGGAGGAAATGAGGATGACAATCATTCAGATTAAAGGAGCGATTGTATCCAATGATGACCGCTGGTTTTATGATTGGCTAGACATGGATGCAACTGCTCCTAAGGATATTGTACTGCCGACGACGGGAGAAGAGGTGGAGGTGCACATCAATTCTGGCGGTGGTGATGTGTATGCTGGTAGTGAAATCTATACGGCATTGCGTGCTTATCAGGGGCATGTGACGGTAAAAATCGTGGGAATTGCTGCTAGTGCTGCAAGCGTCATCGCTATGGCTGGTGATCAGGTGGAAATTAGTCCTACAGCGCAAATCATGATTCATAATGTATCTGCTGGTGTACGTGGTGACCATAAGGCGCTCTTACATGAGGCTGGTGTGTTGGAAGGTTTTAATAAGTCAATTGCGAGTGCTTATATGGATAAGACTGGTAAGGCTTTAGATGATTTGTTGGAACTAATGGATCGTGAAACGTGGTTTGATGCTCGTTCTGCTGTTAATCATGGCTTCGCAGATAAGGTCATGTTTGAAAGTCAAGAAGCTCCTGTCTTGGTGGCTAGCCAAACACCTGTGATTCCTCGTGATTTTATCGAAAAAATCCGATCTGCGATGACACCAGATTTGGAGTTATTGGCAGACTTGGTTCGTGATAGGTTGAATAATAAATTATCTATCCCAGAAGATAAGAAAAAAGAAGACAAGACGGCTGAACCTGTGGGGTTGGGTCGTTTTCCATTTTAAGAAAGGAAATAAAAAACAATGATGAAACTTGGTAATGAATTTACAACTGCTCGTCAGAACTTTATGAATGCAGTAGAAACTGGTGCTCCTATGGAGGAGCAAAATAAGCTCTATAACGAGATGATTGAGGTATTGACAGATAAGTTACAAAACGACGCTAGAGAGGTTGCTCGTGAAGAAATCGCAACTATGAATCCATACGATGCGCAGTTGACTGCTGAAGCTCGCGAATTTTTCAACAACATTGAGAAACTTCCACCAAAAGGAATTGAGAAATTGTTCCCTCAGGAAACAATTGACCGTATTTTTGAGGATATGGTGGCAGCTCGTCCACTTCTTCAACACATCGGCTTGCGTAATGCTGGTATTCGTTTGAAATTCCTCAAGTCTAGTCGTACAGGGCAAGCGGTTTGGGGTAAAATCAATGCTGAAATTCAAGGTCAGCTTAAACAAGAGTTTGCTGAAGAAGAAGCAATTCAGTCTAAATTGACTGCTTTTGTTGTAATCCCTAAAGACTCTGAGAAATTCGGGCCTGCTTGGTTGCAGTCTTATGTATCTATTCAAATCACAGAAGCCTTTGCAGCTGCTCTTGAAACTGGTTATTTGAATGGTGATGGGGACAATAAACCTATCGGGCTATCTCGTACTCTTACAGGTACTGCAGAAAGTGAAAAAGTAACTTATGCTGAGAAACAAGCTCAGAAAAAACCATTGACTTTCGCAGACTCTGCTACCGTGGTAAAAGAGTTGACGGAGGTTTATAAATACCATTCTACAAAAGCTGACAATACCACTCCTGTTGTAGTAGAAGGTAATTTGGTTATGGTAGTGAATCCTGCAGATGCTTGGGATGTGAAGAAGCAATATACGTCTCTCAATGCTCAGGGTGTATATGTAACAGCTATGCCTTATAACCTCATCT